GGGCCATACCACGGAAACTTCTTGCAGTGAGCTGCCAGAGCAAGGGAAAATTGCGCCATGTCTAATTTGTCTCCATCATTGTAAGTCGAGATGTTACGCGGATCAGCGATCTTCGCGTAAGCTTCTGCTTTGATGAAACATTTTAGAACTTTGGCTCGAAACCATCCCATGACGGCTGCTTTGGCTAAAGAAAGTTTCTGGGCAGCGCTCGTTTGCCTTGAGGCCACCTCCTCATAACAAACGGGTTCCAGGACCTCGCCCTGCATGATGAGCTCCACAAACTCATCAATGCACCGATCACGAAACTTGCAAGGTTTTGGCTCGGGCCTGCGGAGTGACTTAATTCGTCCCTCAACGCATTGTTCCTCGCCAGCCTTGTTCGCTATTGGAGCGAACGCTTCGTGCACCAAAGGTGACATGAATGCCTGTAGCTTGGGTTTCGCTTCCTGGTCGTAATCAGCGGGAGCGTATTGGTACGCTCGGACCGCTTTGGCGACGGGGAACGGTTAACGGGCTGCGCTTCACTGTAGCGCGGTGAAACCGCGTCAGGATAACGGCAGCAGCCTTGTCATCTTTGATCCAACTGGCTGTGGTTGGCATCATGAGATTAGTTGTTCCGAGTTTGGCGACATTTGCTATTGCCTCATCAACCGCGACCGGCACCGTAGCGCTCGAAAATGTTCCAGCCACAGACGTAGTGACCAAAGTTTGGCCATCAGGTTGTGTCACATTGAACCTGATGAAAGGTACATCATCAGTTCGAACGACGGGGTCAAAGCGGGAGAGGCTGGGTGTCTCCATGAGCAGCATGGCTAACCAGCATCCTAAGCCCAGGAATTCCTTCATGGGCGCTAACAATACAAGTTGGCGGTTAGTGCCAACTTGCTTGCGCTCAACCGAGTAAGCAATCGATTTCCATGGAATTCCAAGGAAACGCTTAGTCACCAGGACCGAGTCCATGCCATAGTTCCAGAGATGGTGGTGATACATTCCACCGCCTGCCACCACAGTCTGCAGTGAACCATCCTCCATAACTCGGTAGGACGTATTGTCCACTGCCGTCTGGGCAGCTTGCTCGGGCACCATGGTATATAGGACTACGGGCTTGGCTTCTCTCGCGAGAAGGTTGGGCATGTCGACATAATAGTCGACGTCACAAAGATACTGGATGTCGTCATGCTTGGGCTCGTCATTGCGATTCTCAGCATTGGCATCCTTGCACCAGAACCACTGGCGAGATCCGCGGTAACTCTTTCTTTGGTCAGAACGGGACATTCCGATAATGAACACGGAAGCTCCAGTGAACTGTCCCATGTTCATCACAAAGTGGGTCGCGGCGGTTCTCAAGCCAGCGGCTTGGGCGTGCGTGTGACCAACCACTGCTACTGGTGGGTCCACGACTAGTGAACTGAAAGCGTCTCGAGCAAGGTCCGCCTCAATGGCGGGCTTGCGAGCGCACAGTTCGCATAGAGAAGAGGCGAGTCCTCGCACTGCTTCTCTCTTCGTTACAACAGTGTATGCCACATAACTCGTGGCGCACACAATTAAAGCGCAATTACTTCGTTG